TCCCTGACCGACCGGACGGGATCGGCCTCATGATCGCGGCGCACATCGGGAACCTGAAAGCCGCCGCCGAGCAGGGAAAACGAGACTCCCTAGCGGCGGTGCAGGAACGCGATGCCCTCGCCGCGACGATGGATCTTCTGAAATCGCTGGCACTCGACGTCGCGGACGATCTGGAGGCCGAGCTAAAAGCGCGCTACGCGCTGCCGCAACAACAGCGCCACTACGACCGCGATATGACAACGGCTCTTGCTTTGCGCGCCGCACTGGAGGACACGCCATGATCCCCACCACGCTGTCCATCGTCGCCGCAATCGTCGCCGCAATCGTCGCGGTGTTTGCGTACACTCTGTACGTGTTCAATCGCGGAGCGGCGCACGGCGAGCGGGTCGCCAATAAACAATGGGAGCGCCCGGCACCGTGTGCGGGACATCGCGAATCGGAGGACACGCCATGACAGAAAGTGGGCAATGCGGCAACTGTCGCCATTGGACCCAAGAGCACAGCCCCTACGACGAGGCGGTGCCATGACACACGCCCAGTGGATTGCACAGCAGCGCGCACGATTCCGCGCGCTCACCGAGTTCAAGCAAAAGGGGCGCGAGGTAGACGAGCTGCGGCGATGGCTCTCCATCGTGGATGCGTTCGAAGCCGAGAGACGTTCCCCGCAGAAAGCGGACGAGCAGTGAGCCGCGCCGATCCGGTGTACTGGTCGTGGGTGGATACGCGCTGCGTCGTCATTGCAGGGATCCCACGCTCGGGGAAGAACTCCCAGCGCCGGCGCAAGCTGGGCAACGGGCGCGTGATCTCGACCCGGAGCAAAGCGGCACAGGACTGGATGGACAGCGGAGTCTCCCAGCTGCTGAGTGTTCGCGAGTCGAACCAGCTGCCGCTTGATGAGCCGCTGTCGGTGCACATCGTGATCTACCACACGCTGCCGCTGGAACGGTGGGACAGCGACAACGTGGTCTCCCTGACGTTCGACACGCTGAAGAAGGGGCTCGTGATTGCAGACGACTCCGCGAGTATCATCCGGGAGCACCATGTGTACACGTACGTCGATAAGAAGCACCCGCGCGTCGTGGTCACGATCCGCAGGCGTTTTCATGGACCCCCCGCAACCAGCAACGACGTGGTCACCGACAAATAATGTTGAGCCTGCAATGCTGGGGTGGTGCGCTGGACGGCGAGATCAAGGTCGCGCTCACACCGTGCTTCGTCTGGCGCGACCCGGACAGCGAGCGCAATGACTCGTTGTACGAGGCGCAGCCGCACCCGCTCCGCCCGCAGCGCAAGCGTGGGTTGATGGTCTGGCGCTGTGTATCGCAGCGGGTCCGTGCCCGCTAAGACGGCCGCGAAAAACGCGGCAAAGCAACCGGCAAAGAAGCGCCGGTCGCGCAAGGCCACCAGCACTGACGAGCTGGGCCTGCGCGGCGCGGCGCTGACGCGCGCGCGCGTCGCCGCGATTGAGGTCGGCGTGGAAGGACCCGTGCCACAGCCGGTCCCCCTCGGGCTGTCCATCGAAGGCGTCCGCGCGGCGCTCCGCCGGCGTGATCCGCTCGCGCTCTGCAAACACCCCACCAACGAACACCTCGCAGTCGCCCTGCTGGACGCGGCGAGCGACCCCGAGAACAAACGGTGGGCGGATGTGCTCACGCAGGCCGAGGTGCCGTGGCTCGCATGGATCGCACTCCGAGAGCAGTCGCCGGCAGAGGCCACGACGCTGTTCCGCGTCTGGGCGTCGCGCGTGGCGGATGACGCCGCGATTGGTACGGTCGAGATCGCGGGCGAGCTGCAGGGTTCGATCAGCTCAGAAGACGTCGCCGCCGCCCGCGTGAAGATCGGCGCCCGAACGTGGATCGCCGAGCGGCTCGACCCGGAGGTCTACGGCAAGCGCCAGATCAGCGATACGCGGGTGCAGGCCAGCGGCAACGTCACCATCGTCTTCAAGGACGAGATCGGTGAGTGAGCTGATCCTCCCCAAGCCCCTGCCCTACCAGCAGGAGTTCAGCGATCACCCCGCGCAACGCAAACAGGCTAACTGGGGGCGACGCACCGGGAAGACGCGAGAGCTGCTCCTCGCCTCCTGCGTGGGGCACGGGCCGCTCAACAGCAGCGGCGAACGCCTGCACCGGGGGATGGCGCAGGGGGGCACGGTGGTGTGGGTCTCGCTCGACTACAAGCAGCTCAAGGCGATCTGGAGTGAAGAGATCGAGCCTCGGTGGGGGGCTGCAGCGTTGTACAAGAACAAGAGCGACTGGGAAGCGCACATCGGCAAGGGCCGACTCATCATGCGCTCCGCCGAGAATCCCCGGAATATCCGAGGGGCGGGCAAAGGGGTGACCGGCGTGGTGCTCGACGAGGCCGCGCACTGGGACGTGCAGAACGCGCTCGAAGACATCATCAACCCCATCATGCTTGACGAGGACGCATGGCTGATCGTCGCCTCTACGCCCAACGCGGCGAGCGACGGGCACCGCGACGAGGACGACACGCGCGTGACGCCCAGCTGGTTCAATCGGAACGCGAGCAAGATCCTCAGTGGCGAGGCCAGTGACGAATGGTACTACAGCCACGCCGACGCACGGCTGAACCCCAAGATCACCAAGCGCGCGTGGGACCGCCTGATCGCGGAGTACCCGGAGGGGTCGCTCAAGCTGCGGCAGGAAGTGTTCGCCGAGCTCCTCGTCGGCGGATCGGGGTTCGCGTTCCCCGAGATGGCCAAGCACATCCACCAGCGCCGGCAGAACAAGCTCACCGGGAGGGAAGAGATCGTGGCCGGCATCGACTGGGGCTACGCGAAGCACGGGTGGATCGGCGTCGCCCAGCGGACTGCGCGCGGCGCGTACCTCGCATGGGAGCGGCCCTTCAATGGACCGACCGACGCCCCGCCGAACCGGAAGACCCCGCTCAAGCTCGCGCAGGAAGTGTCTCGCGAATGGCAGCGGCGGGTTCATGAGCAGACGTGGGTGCGCCACCCCACGGTGCTGTACACCGACTCGCAGATGGACGCAGTCACGGATGGCAACCAGACCGTCAACGAGCAGCTCCGCGAGGGGTTCGAGTCGGTGCTGGGCCGGAACGCGCCACTCATCGTGCCCGTGCCCAAAGGGCCGGGATCGCGGGTCGCGCGGAAGATGCTTGTCCATACCATGCTCGACTACACCCAGATCGTCGCGGAGAACGGCGAACTGGTGATGGTGGACCCCCCACGCCTCTATGCGTCGCCAAGCTGCACGTACTGGTGGCACAGCGTCTCCGGGCTCGTGATCAACGAAAAGGACCCCGAGGACGTGGACACGGAGGGGGAGGACCACGGCTATGATGGGAGCACCTACATGCTGATGGCGATGTTCCCAGACCTGAGCAAGATTCGCGCACACGCGCCGAGCCTCCCAAAGCAGACCGATCGGCTGTCAGCACGGGAGGATCGCGAGTACGCCAAGGCCATCAAAACGGAGATGGCCCGCATCCGAGCAGGCCGCAAACGCGGCGGGAGAAGTTATGAGTGAGTGGATCATCGCAGTGGCTGGGCTGGCGGGGATGTGCGCGGCGGTTTGGGCGCTCCGAGATGTGGCGCACCACGCGACGCAGCGGGCGCAGGACGCGGAGGCCCGAGAGCGGCGCACCATGGAGCGGCTGCTGTCCCTGCAGGCGGCGAGTGGGGCGCCGGTGATGACGGACGCCGAGGCCAGCTTCACCCGGGCCGAGTCGCTTGAGGAAGACGACCCCGCGCACGACCTGAGCTCCCGCCCGCTGTCACAGGCTGAGCAAGAGTTTCTGGTCCAGTGGGAGGATCCGCGCGTTCGCCAGCGCTGGCAGGCCTATCTGGACGGGCGGGTCCAAGATGGGCGGACGCCGAATCAGGCCTTGGCGGATGCCGAGCTGCAGCTGGTCGCAGGGCGCCCCGAGCTGGACGAAACCACCGCAGGCCGGAGCGCGCGCACGTTCGGGGAACCGCGCGAGGACTAGCGCACTGGAGGGGGGGCGCACCAATGATGGGGCATGACCGTCCCGTTGAGCCCCCAGCAGATTGCGTCGCGTCCCCCAGTCCCGGGGATGCCCAACGCGCAGTCGCCAGAGCGGACCCGCGCCGCTGGCCCGTCGCCGGGGGGGCAGCAAATGCCGCTGCCGCAGCCCGAGCCGCTGATGCCGCCGCCGCCTCCCATCGAGGAAGTGCGCGGCAAGCAATACCCGGACGAGGATGCGAGCGATGGCCAAAAGGTCGAGTTCCTGAAGAAGGTCTCCAGCGACAACGACACCGGCTTCATCGCCCGAGCGAAGACGATGAGCTACAACCTGCTCATGGCGGCGGGCAAACAGCACATTTCGTGGAGCACCCGCACCAAGCGGTTTGAGGCGCTCCCGCTCGACCCGAACGAGACCCGGGTGACGGTGAACTACATCCGGCCCATTCTCCGCGCGCGCACCAACCGCCTGCTCCCGACGCAGCTGGACTGGCAGATCGTGCCAGACTCCAACGACTACGACGCCCGAGACATGGCGGAGGTCGGGGAGCGCTGGCTGGACTACATGACCGAGCGGACCCAGCTCCTCCAGAAGACCGATCTGGCGCTGGAGCTGTCCTACTGCGGCGGGGTGAGCTTCCTCAAGAGTTTCTGGAACGGCGCCATCGGCGAGCCAAAGGCCGCGACGCAGATGCAGGTCGAGCTGACCGAGGTGCCGGTGCTCAATCCGGACACGGGCGAGCCGGTCACCCGGGAAGACGGTTCCCCGGTGCTGCAAGTGGAGCCGCAGGCCGTGGAGCGCTTTGTGAATAGCGCCGGCGAGGTGGTCGAGAACGAGCAGGACGCGCACTGGTTCCGCTCCGGGGACACGGACATCGCGCTCCGTTCGCTGTTCAACGTCCGCTGGAACCCCGACGCCCAAGGCTTCACTGCCGGCGAAGGGCTCCGTTGGGTGGTCGATGAGGACCGGATCCCGGTGGAGGTCGCCCGGGAGCGCTATCCTGAGATCGCCAAGAAGATCGTGGCCGATGGCGACAACACCGCGCTTGGCACCTACGAGTCGCTCGCGCGCGACGCGAACCTCCGCAGCCCGGAGGCCCGGACCACCGGGGGGAGCCGCAACCGCACGAACACGGGCGAGACTGTCCGGGTCGTGGAGTATTGGGAGTTGCCGAGCCCCTACTTCGAGGCGGGGCGGTGCATGGTGATGGTGGGCAACGTCCTCGCCTACGACGGGGACTATCCAGACGGCGTGTTCCCCTACGATCCGATCTACGACGAGCCCGCCGCCCTGAGCCCCGGAGGCCGAGGGGTGGTGCTCGACCTGACCGGCCCGCAGTCGATCATCAACGAGCTGTACGGGTCGCACGTCGCGGCGGCGCGGATGAGCGGGCTCGGCCAGTTCCTGACGTTCAACTTCCCCGGGGTGCCGGAGCTGGTCACGCACCAGCACGGCGCCGTGCTGCGCCTGCCGCGCCGCATGATGGCCGGCAACCGGAACCCAGCGGAGCTGTTCCGGCCACTGGAGCACCCGCCACTGCCGGCGGATCGCTTCCAGCTGCTGGAGTTCTGCCGGCAGACGATGTACCAGCTTGGGGCGTTCCACGAGGTCACCCGTGGGCAAGTGCCTCCCGGCGTGACCAGCGGCGTCGCCGTTCGCGCGTTGAGCGAGCGGGAAGACGGGATGCTCAAGCGGGCGAGCGATGCGCTCCGGACCAGCTTGGTCCGCGTCGCGCGCACCCAGCTCGCCATCGCGCGCATCAAGGACGACCCGGACAGCACTCGATGGCTCCCCGTGGATCGCCCGGACCTCGGCTACCAGATCCAGCAGGCGAGCGGAGCGAAGCTCCCCGACCCAGAGCGCATCAGGTTGACGCTGGAGGGCTTCAAGCCCCGGAATGAGGCCGAGATGCGGGCGGACACGATGGAAGCGTTACAGGCGGGGCTGATCGCACCGCAGACCGCCCTCAAGGTGTTCGACCTTGGGCGGGGCGTGAAGGGTGTCCACCAAAGCGAGCAGCGTCACTACGCGAAAGCGCGCGCGATCAACCTCGCCATCGAGGAAGGTCGGGTGCAGCTCGGGCCGCTGACGGACGAGAACGGTCAGCCGATCTTCGACCCGGACACGCAGGAGCCGCTGCTCCAGAGTCAGTGGGTGACGGTTGGCGATGGCACCGCCCAGCCGGAGCCGTGTGTGCTCGCGTCGATTGACGACCACGTCACGCATCTGAGTGTGCTGCAGGAGCTGGCCCTTGACACGTCCAAGCCGTTCAAGGCGCGTCAGCTCGCCACGGGCCTGTTTGAAGAGCGCCTCCAAACGCTCCGCGCTGGTGCCGCGCCCGCACCGAAACCTGACAGCGACCCCGCGTCAGGGAACGACCCCAACACCCCCTGACCTATGACCTTCAGCGAAAACTTTCCCGGAAACGATGGCACCCTGCAGGAACGCTCCAGCGCGTGGGCGTCCGAACCAGAGCCGGTCATCGAGACTGCCGAGCCCGTCGTTGAACCACCCTTCGACACAAGCGGGGAGGCGCCAGACGCCGGCCACGTTGCAGACGCGGAGGCGGCAGTCGAGGCCGCCTCCGCTTCAGGCGACGCGGTCGAAGCAGAGCGCGCCGTGGAGTACCTCGAAGCGCTGCTCGGTGAAGACAAGCAACAGCTCCGCGCGGACCTGCAGCTTCCGGTGAAGATCAACGGCGAGACCAAGTACGTCTCGCTCAGTGAGATCACCAACGGCTACCAGCGCACCGAAGACTACACGCGGAAGACGATGGCCTTGGCCAACGAACGTCGCGCGCTGGAGGACCAGCGCAAGGCCATTCACCGCGAATCCCGGACGGCGGAAGAGACCCGGAAACTGCTGACCGCTGAGCACGAGAAGTTGCTCGCGGCACGACAGGATCCGGACAAGTTCTCCGCGCATCTGGAGCACATTGATCGGCTGGCCAATGACCCCGAGTACGCCGAGACGTGGCAGCGCGCCGAGAAGAGCCGGCTGCGCGACGTCGAAGACTCGGTGGATCAGGAGATGGAGCAGGAGGCACAGACCGCGCAGCTCGTGAACGAAATCACGGACTTCGCGCAGGGGCTGTCCCAGCTGGACAAGTACGCGGGCAAGGTCGATGTCGAGGCCGCGCTCGCGCTGTACGACGAACGCCTGCGGCAAGGCACGGCAGACTTGCACAGTCGCCACCTTCGCAAGGCGTTCGACGATGTGCTCACCCAGCGGGACCGCGTTGTCGGCCCGCTGGAAACTGAGCTGCAGTCCATCAAGGCCGAGATGGCGAGTCTGCGCGCCGCGCAGACCGCTGACGGCCACAACGCAGGGGTCCGCGGGAAGGTCCGGGCAAGCACCGCACCCGGACGCCGCACTCCCCCTGTGAACCGCACCGCTGCTACTCCCGCCACGGGGAAACCGGCTTCGGCCCGTCCCGCTGTCGAGACGCTGCAGGAGCGATCCCGTGCGTGGGCCAGTTCCTGAGCCCACCAATCTCTCCGATCTGAGGAACGACTCTCATGGCAGTTGAATCGACCACGCTCACTGAACTCAACGATCTGGCCAAGGACTTCTACACGGATGTCTACGTTGAGGTGTACAACGCCGAGACGCCGCTGAAGCAGGCCTTTGGCCGACTGGAAAATGCCCAGTTCACTGGGCGCAAGTGGATCCATGGCATCAAGACCGCCAACGGCGGCGGCTCCAGCAATGCCGGCGCGCGCAAGAAGCTCCCGAACGCCACCGAAGGTCAGTACGACCAGAGCGAATGTACGGTGGTCCGCACGTACACGCGGATGGCACTGGATGCGTTTGCCATCGAAGTGACGAAGCGGCAGCAGGGCTCCTTCAAGCCCGCGCTCGCCGAAGTGATGGAGGACCGTCTCACCTCGCACGATCTGGAAATCAATCGCCAGATGTTCTGCGCGGGCGACGGCAAGCTCGCACTGGTCACGGCAGCGGGCGCGTCGAGTGCGACGCAGACGCTCATGGATGACTACGGCATCACAGGTGGCGGCAACGGCGCTCGCCACCTGTACCCCGGCGACACGCTCGCGGTACGTCGCGTCGCCGGCAACACGCTGGTGGGACGCCGCACGGTCCTCTCCGTTGACCCGGACACCGAACAGGTGGTGCTGGACTCGACCATCAATACCACCGGCGGGGCCTGCTACGTCTCGAAGTCTACGGACGACGACGACAACTACGATCACGGCGAAGGGCAGGGGCTGCTGCGGATTGTGCAGAAGAGCGGCTCCGACTTTCAGGCTGTGCCAACAGCGGGTCGCTGGCGTGGGCTGGTCTCGACCAACAGCGGCGTCGCTCGTGAGCTGACGGACTCGCTGGTGATGACGCAGCTCAGCCGCTCCAAGGCGGAGTCTCGCAAGACGCCCAACCTCGCGGTCACGCGCACGGGTGTGATCCTCCGCTACACCGAGCTGTTTCTCCCGCTTCGTCGCATTGACGGGCTGGAGACCATGATGATCGGCGGCTACAAGCCGATCATGGCGATCCAGCACGGCGGCGGGGTCATCCCGGTGATGGAAGAGAACGACTGCCCGAACGGGACGCTGTTCTTCCTCCACACGGAATCGATCAAACACGCCACGTTGGTGGGATCCGAGTGGGCGTCGCTGGACGGCGCACAGTTCGACCGCATCTCGGGCGAGGACGGCATCGAGGGCTACATCCGCACGTACTGGAACCTCTTCACCGTGCAGCGCAACTGCCACATCCGCATCGGCGATCTGGAAGACATCCCAGAGATCGACCGCATCGGCGCAGCGGCGTAACGCGGAAAGCACTGCATCCGGGTAGCACGGCAGCTACCCGGGCGCAGTGTCGTCTCGTCAAATCGGCGCTTCGGAATGTGTTACAACGCCG